CTCACGCGCAACGTTTTTGGGGGTTTGGTCCTAGGATGGAGGTCAGATTGAGACGGAAACGAGAACCGGAGATCCGGTACAAGACGGGGCGTGATTACTTGCTTGCTCTGATTAACGACCTCAACGAGACGAAATTACTTCGTTTCCAGGCCGCGAAGGCTCTTGCGGCGGGCGAGGATCGCGGCGTGAAGCAGACGAAGCAGGAGAAGGCGAAGGCGGTGACGCTGCCTGAGTTCCTGCCCGCACCGGCGCCCTTGCATGTCCGCTCCAACTGAGTGGACAACAGCCTGCCCCGACTGGGAGGAGCGGCTTTTAGGGCGCAAGCCCTTGATTGCCGTTCCTCCGCTCTTTCCGGACGAGGCGCGCTCGGCGCGTCAGGTGCTCGAGAAGCTGTGTCTAGCGGATGTAGCGGGCTCGCCGATGCTCGGCGCGGTCTCGAATGGGTGGGTTCTGGAGTTCTGCGACGCGATTTTCGGCTCTTACGACCCGGACAGCGGCCGGCGGCTCATCCGCGAGTTCTTTCTGCTCATTGCGAAGAAGAACGGGAAGTCAACGACGGCGGCGGCGATCATGCTGGCGGCGTTGGTGCGGAATTGGCGGCAGGAGGCGGAGTTCACGATCGTCGCGCCGACAAAGGAGGTCGCGGACAACTCTTATCGGCCTGCCGCGTCGATGGTGGCGCATTCGGAAGCGCTCTCGGACCTGATGCACGTTCAGAACCACTTCCGGACGATCACGCATCGGCACACGGGCGCGCAGCTGCGGGTCGTGGCGGCCGACAGCCAGTCGCTGGGCGGCAAGAAGAGCACCGGGGTGCTGGTTGACGAGATGTGGCTCTTCGGCAAGCGCGCGGATGCGGAGGACATGCTGCGGGAGGCCACGGGTGGTCTTGCCTCGCGACCGGAAGGGTTTGTGATCTACCTGTCGACGCAGTCGGACGAGCCGCCGGCCGGGGTGTTTCGGCAGCGGCTGCAGTATGCGCGCGGCGTGCGGGACGGGCGGATTGCGGACAAGAGGTTCTTGCCGGTCATTTACGAGTTTCCGCAGGCCATTCTCGACGCCGATGGGCATCGCGAGAAGGCGAATTTCTACATTCCGAACCCCAATCTGGGTTCGTCGGTCGACGTCGAGTTCCTCGAGCGCGAGTTCGACAAGGCGCTGGAGACGGGCGACGAGTCCCTGCGCGGGTTTTATGCCAAGCATCTCAATCTGGAAATCGGGCTGGCGCTGCGCTCGGACCGCTGGGCTGGTGCGGAATACTGGGAAAGGTGCTCCGAACCCTCGCTTACGCTCGACGCGCTCCTGGCGCGCTCCGAGGTCGTGTGCATCGGGATAGACGGCGGCGGGCTCGACGATCTTTTAGGCCTCGCCGTGCTCGGGCGTGATCGCAAAACCCGGCAATGGCTCCTGTGGACGCACGCCTGGGCCTACAGCGGCGTTCTCGAGCGGCGCAAGGGCGAGGCGGCGCGGCTGCGGGATCTCGCCAAGGCCGGGGATCTGACGATCGTGGAGCGGCTCGGCGACGACGTCGATGCGGTGGCACAGATTGCGGCGCAGATCGATGAGACCGGCTTGCTGCACAAGGTCGGATTGGATCCGGTCGGCGTCGGCAGCGTCATCGATGCGCTGGCGGAGCGCGGCATCACGGGCGATCGGGTCGTCGGCGTCCCGCAGGGCTGGCGCCTGTCCGGCGCGATCAAGACGGCGGAGCGGAAACTGGCTGATCGCTCGCTTTCCCATGGCGGCCAGGCGCTGATGGCCTGGGCGGTTGGGAATGCGAAGGTCGAACCCAGGGGCAATGCCCTGACGATCACGAAGCAACAGAGCGGTTCGGCGAAAATCGATCCGCTGATGGCCGCTCTCGACGCCGTAGCGCTGATGTCCACCAATCCGGTCATCGAGGGCGGAAGCTTTGGCGGCTATCTCGCCTCTCTGACCGCAGCGGGGAACGCCTGACATGAACCTCTGGAGAAAGGCGTTGGGCCTGTTTATCAGGCCGGTAACGCTGCAGAACCCGCACGGCTGGTCGACGCCAGAGGGTTATTCCGGCGAAAACCTGAATTCGTCGAGTGTGCTGGCGTTGTCGGCGGTCTGGGCTTGCGTGAACCTGCTTTCGGGCACGATCGCGTCGCTGCCGATCATGGTCTACCGCACGGATAAGAGCGGCGGGCGCACGGTGGCCTACGATCACCCGCTCTACTGGCTCCTGCACGACAGCCCGAACTATGACCAGACTGCCTGCGATTTCTGGGAGTACATGGCCTCGGCGATCGAGCTCTGGGGCAACGCTTTCGCGCGGATTTACCGCGAAAACGGGACCGTCAAGGCGCTCGAGCCGATCCGGCCCGACATCGTCACCGTTGAGCGCAATCGCAGCGGCGATCTCACCTACCGCTGGAGCGACGAGGGCAAGACCTACGCCCAGACATCGTCGTCGATGCTGCACATTCGGGGCTTCGGTGGCTCGCCTTACGGCGGTCTTTCGACGCTTTCGTATGGCCGGCACACGTTCGGGCTCGCTGCAGCGATCGAACGCTCCGCCTCATCGACCTTTCGCAACGGTTTGCGGCCGTCCGGCACGATCACCTTCGAAAAATTCCTCACCGACGACCAACGCACGATCGTCGAGGCGAAAATGCAGGAAAAGTTCGCGGGCGCGGTCAATTCCGGCAAACCGATGGTGCTCGAGGGCGGCACCAAGTGGCAGAGCCTCTCGATCAACCCCGAAGACGCGCAAATGCTGGAATCGAGGGGCTTTTCGGTCGAGGAAATCGCCCGTTTCTTCGGCGTTCCGCCGCATATGATCGGTCACACGGAAAAGTCCACGAGCTGGGGCACCGGGCTTGAGCAACAGGTGCTCGGATTCCAGAAATTCTCGCTGCGTCGACGCCTGAAACGCATCGAACAGGCCCTCGAAAAACAGCTTCTGACGCCGATTGATCGCGCCGCCGGGCTGCAGGTCGAATTCGTGGTCGAAGGGCTCCTGCGCGGCGATAGCACGGCGCGGGCGGCCTTCTACAACAGTGGCCTGCAAAACGGCTGGATGACGATTAACGAGGTCAGGAACCTCGAAAACCTGCCGCCGGTCGACGGTGGCGATATTCCGCGCATGCAGGTGCAAAATCAGCCGATCGATGCGCAGCCGACGCCCGCGGCGATCGAAAAGCAGCCGGCGGCTTAAGGAGCGTGTGATGCAGACCAAAACCCTCGATTTTTCCCTCGATATCAAGGCTCTCGATGACGCTGATGGCATCGTGGAAGGCTGGGCCTCGACCTACAGCGTCGACCAGGGCGGCGACCGCGTGATGAAGGACGCTTTCAAGGACAGCCTCGGCAAGGCGCGGCGCGAGGACCGCCGCATCACGATGAACTGGAATCACAATCCCGACGAGCCGATCGGGCTGTGGGAGCACATCAGCGAGGAAACCAAAGGCCTGTTCGTGCGCGGACGCCTGCTCAAGGACGCTGTGCGCCGGGCCGGCGAGGTTTACGCGCTGCTCAAGGCCGGCGCGATAAACGGTCTTTCCATCGGCTACCGGATTCCGCCCGGCGGCGCCGAGCAGGACAAGAAGACCGGGGTCATGATGCTCAAGACCATCGATCTGCGCGAGATCTCGCTTGTCGGCATGCCGATGAACGTCGAGGCGCGGGTGGTCTCCGTAAAAACGATGTTGGAGGCCGGCCAGATGCCGAGCCTTCGTGAGTTCGAAGACTTCCTGAGAGAGTCAGGGGGTTTTTCGAAAAGCCTTGCGACGGCGATAACGTGCAAGGCGGCGCCGATCCTTCGGGGTGAGCCCGACGAAAAGGCGATCGAGCCGGCCGATTTCTATGCAGCGCTCTCGCGCAAGCTGAAAATCGGCTGATCTTTACTCCTCCAGAAGGATTTTAACGTCATGTCTGAAAACTCCCGCACTGTGGGGGCGGGCGGTGTCGCGCGTCTCGCGTCGTCGTCCGTTGGCCCGCGCATTCTCTTCGAAAAGCCGGAAAGCAGCATGAAGTCGGCAGAGGATCTCGCGAACGACGTCAAGTCGGCCCTCGACGGCGTTCGCGCCGTCGCTGAGCAGGCCCTCGGCGAGGCGAAGACGAGCGGCGCTCTCACCAAGTCCACCACCGAGAAAGCGGACGAGGCCCTGGTCAAGATCGGCGGTCTCA